TTATACCAATATAATTTTCCCAAAAGAAACATTGATCAATTACTGTTGCCATACACCATCTTAAGTCAAGTGCAGTTGTAAAGTTATAGAATCTACAACCTTCAAATCTAGCTCCATAATTAGAGGACAAATACATACACATATTTGTTTGTCCACCTTTAAACGAAACGTTTTTAAATCTCATCTGTTGATCTATACCTTGATTAGCTTCAGCCAAGCTTGGATATCTTCTAACAAAACCAGTATCAATTGTTGATGGTATATTGATATCAAATCCATGTCCATCTATTTCTTTAATAGATGATTGGTTAGTTGGTATGTAGGCTTTTGTTGTAGCAGTTAAATTGGCTGCCAAATTAATTGACCTAACACTTGGATTAGATAATGCAGTTGTAAATTGAGACCAAGTTGATACCCAAACAACACCGTTTCCAGTAGACACAGTTGATGGAAATAAGCTATCTTTAACCCAAGATCCATTACTACCAACATATCTATGTTGTTCACCAGTTACTGGATTTATGTTGTAGTAACTAACTTTAATTGTGTTACCAGTTTGAAATGGATTGTAGTTTAATGTATTAGTATCTGCTGAGATTCGATACCAACTAACTGTTTTTTGTGCAAATGTACTAATGCTTAATAGCATTAATACAACTAATGATTTTGTAAAACGCATAATTTTCCTGTTTTTAAGATTTCATCTTCCATTAAAATTTCATAGATATAAGTACCATCTGATAAATGTGGAAGTTGAAAAAAGTTTATATATTGGTTGATTTGATTGTTAAATACTAATTTATGAGTAATATCATATAAGTTAATTCCTATACCATCTTTATAATTTGATAGTGAAACGTAAAATGTACTAGATGTTGGATTTGGATAAACAGCAATGTCATATTCCATGTCTGATCTAACTAACCAATAATCATAATCAGATGGATTATTAGTTATTTTACCATTTTTAACTTGTGTAAATCCATAAATGATATATTCATTTTCTGATAGATCAAATGGAGTGGTATTGTCTGTTATAACTGGTTTTACCCAAACAACTTTACCATATTCATCTGTTCTAATTACGTTATAAGTTCCTTCAACTGCGTCACTTAATCTATACCCAAAAACATTAGAACCAACTATTTCGTTTGATTGTGAGTAACATTGAATACTCAATAATAGTGAGATAAATAGTATTAATGGTTTCATAGTTATTTTATTATAAATACTATAAAAGGTGATAAACATTTATTACTAATGGGTGAACACGTGATCTTAATAGGTAAACACGGGAAATTAAGGGCTAAGCAAGTATAGTAATGTTAAAAATACTACCCAGAACACTATTGTCCCAACTAATATTTTATGTGGCATTTTATTTTTGTTCATAAACTAAAGAATCATACTTCATTCCCCAATATGAGATTTCATCCTCACGTAGTTGAATTTCGTTTTTTAATATTTTATTTTCTTGTTTTATACTTTTTAATTCGTGATTCATCTTATTATACAATAAGAAAATCAATGTTGAATAGATAAGTACTATCATAATCAACATTATAGGCATTACGTTAAAAACTTGGTTTTCTCTTTTCATAGGATTTAATATAAAAAGTGAGGCTTGGTTTCCCAAGCCTCTTAATTTTTTATTTTACGTATTCGTAATATTTATATGTTTTTACTTTCCGATCTTCTAGACCATTTGTACCACCATTAATCCGTTTTGTTAATTCTAAAATAGCAGCATCATTAATTCCTTTATCACAAATTGACCATAATTTGTTTTTGTCAAAGAAAAACATTGCTGATTCAAAAGCGTATGTTGTTGCTACTAGATCAGGTGTAGTTACGATTTCTGGTTTGTTAAGATAAGTAGAAAATGCTTTGTAGTTATCTTTACCTGTTAATTGTAGAGCACCACGTCCTCTGTATTTGAATCCATCTCCTGATGTTTCATCTCCATTTCCCATTCTGCTACCATAAACACGGTTTGCGATTTTTTCAGGTTGACGAGCATAAGATTCTTCTAAATTACCAGGAAAATATTTTCCAAATACTGCTTGTAAAGAAGTAGCTGAATAATTTAAATTTTCTGTAAATAAAGCAAACCCACCTGTTTCGTGAGATGTTTGAGCAAAGAAATGTGCTGCTCTAACAGGTGTCATTTTATAAAAATTCATAGCTGCTTTCATAGTTCCAGGACCGAATTTTCCGTCTGCTGTAACTCCAATTTTTTCTTGTAAACTTTTTAAGCTCATAGTGTTTTATTTGTTATTTAATTTTTTGTCCTAAAATATTATAATACTCCCATAAATATTGCTCATCTTCGAGTTTTAAAAAATATGCAGATATAGGTGGAAATATTTCTCTTTTTCCATTAATATCAGTTTGTGTTAATACATAGTAGTTAACTCCATTATATGGTTCTGTATCTACAAAATAATATTTTAAAGAATAATTTATTGTACCTGCTCCTTGTATAGTAGCTAAATAATGGTATTCATAACCATTTGAAGAATGAAATAAAGTAAAATAGTCGTTATCTGTTTCTGTTTCAGTTGACCAAACTATTTTTACGGAATTAGAATTTGATTTTGCTTTAAATTCAGTTAAAGTTACCGGTAAACAATTATTGTCATCATCATCGTCTTCATCGTCATCATCGTCGTCATCGTCATTATCATTGTCATTATCATAATCTATACAATGATTGTGTTTTGGTCTTTGATCATGTTGTTGACTATAACTTAATTGAGTTATAACTAAAAATAATATGATTAATATATATTTCATTGTATAGTATCAGTTACTGTTTCTTCAATTTCTAATGTATCTGTACTAGTTACATTTTCTATAGTTGTTTTCTTTTTGCCCCAAAAATTCTTTGATTCAGTAATATAAACTGTGTCATGAACAATAATAGGTCCTATTTTTTTTATAGCTACAATATTTCTTTTTAATGTAGTTAAATCAGTAACTTGTTTAACTAATATTGAATCTTTTGATACTAATGTTGAATCTAATAAATCAATTTTTGTAAAAGCAGAATCTCGTTCTTTATGTAGGATTTTAACTGTTGTTGTTAATGAATCTGCTTTAGTAACTAATTCGTTAGTTGTTTCAACTGCCTCAACGTGTGTTTTAGCATTGTAAAATAAAGTGTAACATACTAGACTTACAATTGCTAGTAATATAAAATATATTCCTTTTTTCATAATGTTATTTATTTACCACGAATAATTGTATCACGTAAATCAGACAAAGCTTTTGTATTATTATCAATAGTTTGTCTCATTTGATTTTGATCATTTCTGATATAATCGTTCATTTCTTTTTGTAATGCATCTACTTGAGTTTTAAGTTTGTCTTCTGATGCGATTTGTCTTTTAAGTAGGAACCATAGTGCTGCTCCTAAACCTAATGTGATAACGCCTAATGCTCCATATTGAGTTAGTGTTTCAAATACTCCGAATGATTGGACTTGTAATAATGTCATTTTTCTATTTGTGTTTTTAAATTTTTTATAAATTCATCTCTTTGATTAATTAAATACTTTTCTCTTTCAATTAATCTAGCTCGTTCATCATCAGTTATTTTTAATATTACATTTTCTTTATCATCAATTATTTTTTTATACTCGTCCATTTGTTTTGTATATAAAATATTTTGATAATACATAATACCAACTAATAATATTATTGTAAATGATTGTTCTTTTAGTTTGTTAAAGAACGTATCTGAGATAGAGGAAATAGGTTTTGTGATATTTCTTCCCATGTGTGTTTTGGTATAAATATGGATATTTATTACAAACACAAAAACACTATGAAAAAATTTCTTATGAACATGCTATCCTCTCCTGAAGGATCAGTATCATCAAAACGCGTTATTGGATTTCTTGGATTCTTATTTTTAGCAGGAACAATGACTGCTAATAGCTTCTCACCAGTAGAAGTAGCACCATCAGCTGAATTAGTTGAAGCTGTAAAATTCATTACAGCTGCAGCTTTATTCGGTAATACAGTAGAAAAATTTGCTGGTAAATTAGGTGGAAGTAATGATTCTCAAGCAGGAGAATAATTAGGAATTTAAGAGGGCAAAGCTTAACCCGTGTGGATATGGTTTGCCCTCTTTCATTGCCACAAAAGTAAACATTGCGGTACACATTTTTTCAATGTTACCGTTCATATCTTCTTTATACACTTTACATTGTATCAAAATAGAAGATCTACCCAATGATTTTAAAACGGATTTAATGGTGATCAAATCACCTATGTTTCCAGGTAATAAAAAATCTACCTTATCCATTGAAGCGGTAACTGCTCCATATGCTTCTGTTTTATATAAAATTTTTCTTGCTAATGTAGCTGCGGCAATATCCATTTTGCCTAATAGTACTCCTCCAAATAATGTTCCTATTGAGTTTATATGCTCAGGAAATACTGTAAAGTCTGTTATATATTCTATATCATTCATAATTTAATTTGATAAAGGTATTTTAATTGATGGATGGAATTGATAATGTTCGAATGGAAAGTCCTCTATCTCAATACTGTTAATATATCCATCAATAGTATTATATTCATGATTCCAAAACTCACTATTGACAAATAGTTTAGGTAGTTCATACGGTTGTCTTGTTCTACGAGGAACTCCATACTCGTCACATATTTTATGGATATGTTCATTGGTAACTTGATTACCAACACCAAACTCAAGAGGGTCAAAATGAATATCATTAGATGCTAAATCAATACGTTCATCAATTGTTAACTCCCTACCAATTTGTTCTTTAATACCATCTATTTGATTTTCATAAATGTGACAATCACCTAAATTACCAATCAATTCATCTGGTATCATGTTTGTTGCTTCTGCTAATATATGAAGTAATAAACCATATGAAGCAATGTTAAATGGTAAACCTAATGGAACATCTACACTTCGTTGATTCCACATTAAAGAAATTGCTCGGGTTGGAATATTCCTTTCAGTAAAATATTGATGAATATTAGGAACTTTAATATCTAATGGAACCATAGTATGGTCTAATTTTTCAAAATACAATACATACCTTTCTTCCAAACTTAACTCTCTCGTATAAACTTGAAATCCATAATGACAGGGTGGAAGAACCATTTGGTCTAATTCTCCAACATTCCAAGCTGAAACCATTAAGCGTCTTGAGTCAGGATTTGTTTTTAGTTCGTTGGTTAGATTTGCGATTTGGTCTGTTACTTCAGTCATAATCTTACATCCATCCATTGTAATATCATATGGAATATAATTCTTCCAGCTTCTCCATTGCTTACCATAAATTGGCCCTAAATCACCCCACTTCTTTGCAAACTCATCATCTGTTTTAATTTCGTTGATGAATTCTTCCTGAGTCATCTTTCTTACTTCAATATTACTACCTTCATATTGAAATGTTTTTTCAACATCAGGATAAGTTTTACAATAATTTTTATAAGCATCCCCATCCCAAATATGACAATCGTTATCTAAAAGAAATTTAATGTTGGTATCACCTCTTAAAAACCAAAGTAACTCAGTAACAATTTGTTTCCAAGCCATCTTTTTAGTTGTTAATAAAGGAAATCCATCACTCATTTTATGACGAATTTGTCTACCAAATACGGAAATAGCATCAGTACCAGTTCGTGTTTGTTTTTTAGTTCCGTTGTCAAGAATATCTTGGCAAAGTGATAGGTAATCTTTATCTAGGTTATTCATACAAATGAGGATTTGTTTCTAATATGTGAGCAATAGCATTAACTATTTCTTCTGGTCCGAATGATGTTTTCCAATCACATTCTTCTGTGACTTGATCTACCCACTCCATGTAAAGTGTATATAATGCTTCTTTATTTATCTTCATTCAGGTTTCCAATTTAATGACCATTTAGCTGCTTGGCTAAACACATAGTCATATTTATCTTTATCTAATTCTTTTACGATTGATTCTGCTCTACCAAGTATTTGCTGTAGTGTATCAATTACAACTAACATATCCTCTCGTTCTTTTTTAAGGTTATGAATATCTCTTCTTAATTCTTTTTCAGTCATGTTTTCCCCATTTAATACGTTCCCAAACTCGTTCATGAATATAATATAAAACTATTTTAGTCATAACTTCAACACTTCCAACTGCTAAACCAAATTTCCAGTTTCCTGTTATAATGTAAGTAATAATCATTGTATCAATAGAACCAACGATTCTCCATGATATGGTCTTTGTTAAGGATCGTTTTACTGTGTTCATAAGTTTAATATTTTTAGGAAAGTAGAAGATGGGTGCGTGGACATCTACTTTTACGATTGGCGTTTCTTGCCGATTAAGGAACCTGCCCTCACCACATGCATCAGCCCTTTCTACAGTTAAAAGATACATGGTTTCCCAATCAACCTATAAATTTTTTAAAATTCTACTCCGTTCTTTTGGATTGCGTGTAGAAATTCTTCTCTAATTAAATTATCTTTTTCCATAAACACACCACTAAACTTATTTGTAGTCATAGTAGATGTTGGGTGTTTGATTCCACGATTTGAACAGCACATATGTTTTGAAGCAATACTTACTGCTACAGATCCACATTCCATTTTCTTAGCTACAAAATCATGAATTTGTTGAGTTAGTGATTCTTGCATTTGAGGTCTACGTGCGAACCAATCTACAATACGATTTAATTTACTTAAACCAATTACTTTTTCACCAGGTACATAAGCTACAGTTGCAAAACCTACAAATGGTAAATTATGATGTGCACACATTGATGTTACTGGAATACCTGTTTGAATAACAATACCTGTATAATTTTCCTCATTTGGAAATACTGTGATACTAGGTTCTTCAGATACTGATCCCATAATAAGATCTTTCATCCATGCTTTAGCTACACGACGAGGTGTATCAACTGTTTGAGGATCTTTTTCATAATCGAATCCTGCTGCTTTCAGAAAGTCACCATAATGTTTAGATGCTTTCTCAATCATTTTTTCAATCTCCTTTGGTGAACGAGGAGAGTTTTCATTTGCTTTATTTAATAAGTCCATATTTTCTTTTTTATTAATATATCAAAGTTAATTTTGTAAGCCAAGTTATTTTTCTATTTTTAGCCCACAATATAAATCAACCATAGCCATTTCACGCTCAGCCATTTTTTTAGTCCAACGTTTTTTCTTTCGCAAGTACTCAACACCCCATTTTCTCCATTCATCATTTTGATCTTGAGTCATAGTATATTGTTGAAACCAATTGTCTTGTCTGCTTACTACGTCTTCATATCTTAATGAATGACCTGCTAGTTCAAACATTTTATCAATTAAATTTTTTGCGATTTCTTGCTGCTTATTCATATAATTAAATTTTTTCTTCTATTTAAATATATCAAAGTTGATTTTGTAAGCCAAGTTAAACATTTAAAGTTTTATTCCAAGCCGCAATATGTAAACGAGTTAAACCTACAAAACGATATTTTTTAGCCATTTCAAGACAGAATTGAGTACGTTCTTCAAAGTCATCAGCATCATCTAATCCCGGCATACAAACAACGTTTTTAAGTGGTATATTAAATGGAACTACAAAATCACGGAATAATTCCTGAACATCTTCTTCAGTTGATATAACGAATTTAAACTGGTAATTTGAATGTTCCATAATACGTTTAATAGCGTGAGGAACAATTCTTTGTTTTTCAGTCATACCTGAATTTGCTAGTTTAGGTGAGCAGTTAATTTGGTGTAAGTTAAAAAATAAATCATCTCCTATATAACAAGTACCATTTGTTTCTATTTCATTAAATTCAGTTATATCGACATCTGAGTGTGTCCATAAATTTAAGAAATTACAAATCGCTTCTTGATGCTTAGGAAGTGTAGGTTCTCCACCTGTCCAAATGATATGAATAGTACCATTTTTAATATCTTCATATACACCTTCTTCTCTCCATCTATCAATTAGATATTGGAAATCTTTATTTTCACCTCTCCATAACCATTGAGAAGTAGAATCACATGTCCAAGTTGCTTTTCCTTCAGCATGTAAATCACCTACAAAGATTTCTCCATCTTCAAGTGATTGTTCTTTTAATAAGTTATTAGTGAATTTTCTTGACATGCCGCAAGTTAAGTTACAGGTGCCCAACCTAACGAAATAGGATGGAACACCTGAACTTTTACCTTCACCTTGTACTGAATAGAAATCAGAACTTATAAGTAATTTATTTGTATCTATACTCATTAGAATGGTAATTTAGTTTCTTCTTTTTTATTGTTAAAATAACTGTCTAAAAAATATTTAGGATACAATACAATTGGTCCTGTATATTTCTTATTGGCAACCATTCTGGTTTCCATTTTGATTTTTTGTTTCGCGGCTGATGATGCTACTGATTTTCCTAAATCAGGTCCTGCTGCGTGTCCTAGATAATCATATAAAGACATCATGCTTAATGATTTATCGTTTGTTGTTGTTTTTGTCCAATTATTCTCCATAACTTGCACTGTTTTTTTCATGTTCGTAAACTTCTACTTTAGTAGCGCGTACACGACCATTGGTTTCTAATTTTAAAAATTCGTTAATTTTATTGTATAAAAATTCAGCAAATCGCTCACATCCAGTTGCTGGAATTACTCGTAGCTGAATTAAATTGTCATCCTCCATCAATCTAAATAAATCTAAACGTGGATCATCTTCTGCTATAACTGTTGTATGATCTAATAACCAAGCAAAATAGTCTTTAGGAGACATTCCATCAATAGTATTTTTAGCTCGTTTCATACCTCCAAAATCCCAAACCCAATTACGATGATCTAAATCACCTGTAAACCATACTCTAAATGAAATGGCATAACCGTGTAGGTATTTACAGTGGGTTCCATCTGCTTTCCATTGACGGAATACTGTTGAGTATCCATCAAATAATTTTGTTGATGTAAATTTGATTTTTGTTGTTTGATCATTTTCACCTGGGGAATATAGATCTTCTAAGAAATTATCCATTGATTAATTGATTTAATTGTTCAGAACCCATTGAACCAACAACACGTTTAATTTCGTTTCCGTTTTCTAGGATAATAGTTGTAGGAACACTTTTAACTTTATATTGTTCTGTTAAAGATACATCGTAATCTACATCAACCATAGCTACTTGTGCTTTGTTAGATGATTTTAAAGATTCAATAATTGGAGTGGTCGCTTGACATGCCGTACACCATTTGGCAGAGAAATAAAGTACTTGTTTCATTATTTTGTATGATTTAAAATTACTTGTTCAACATGAGATCTTACTGTCTCCCAACTAACAGGACCTGTTTCGTCTGCATAAGGTACAGGATCAGGACGACCTAATTTAATAAATGCTTCTACTCGTTCTACTGAACTAGCTGACTTGTAATCTGAGTACCATGCTCCTTTTTCAGAACCATCTTTATTATATGCTCCTAAAATTCCTATTTTTTGTCCTTCACCAGGTACATAATAAATTGGTTTATAACTTGTATTAGTACGTTTATATACTTCATCAAAATCTAAACCTAATTCTTGGCAACATCTTTCTCCATCTTGTAAAATATCAAATTTATCACCTAACAAATATGGAGTATAAAATTGTACTAGATCTGAGTCCCAATTACCTAGTCTAAATGCTTCCATATCTGCATCTCTAAATTCTTGTCTACAATCAGGATAAATACTATGATCTCCAGAATGAATTCCTAAAGCGATTTTAACATCTCTTTTTTCTAATTGTCCATTTCCTAAATCTTTAGTAGCTAAACTTAAAGCAACTGCTTGAATAATACTACTGAATATTTTATTACGATTAGGTACTACTGTATCTTTCATATTATCTTCAGCATAATGTCCTTCAGGCACTTCTGCTCCACCTTCTACTAATGTAGAATTTAGTAATTGACCTAAACCATCAATTTTAATGATTTGGTGTTTAACTTTAGGATATTTAACAGATGTAGTATTTAAAGCTTCACTTAGATTTTTTCTTAAATATCCTAAATCTTCCCACTCAGAATATTGATTAATATACTCTACTAAATCAGTAGCACGTTCTAATTCTACTTTATGTTTTTGTCCATAGTCAAAAGAAAGTGCAGTACATTGATATCCTTCACTTAATAGTCTTAATAAAAGAGTACTGCTGTCCATTCCGCCTGATAGGCTTAATACTGCGTGTTTCATAAATAACTTTTAAATTTTTTAATATTATCAAATATAAGTTCTCTAAACATGGAATCCAAATCCTCATGAAAAAATTCCTCTATTTTTTCTGATGGTTTCATAATCGAAACTAAAATATCATCATAAGAAAATCCTTTACATCCCCATACAACTGGATTACTTGTATCTAGTGTTTTAATAAATTCATAACCAGGTCCATAATACTTGAATTCATCAGGTATAGCACAACCTAATAAATGATGATGAATACTAGGTTCAATTATATTACACTCAAGTAATCTATTTATAAAATAAATTCTTCCCATCATTTTAGATACTGATAAATTTTTGTGAGGGAAAAACTGTTGATATGCTGTTGAACTATGGTTAAAAGCAATATGTTTAATTCCTAAATCAATATACTCTTGATATAATGAAGAACCAATATCAAAATCAGTACATTGAATAACAGCCATCAATTTTGTTTCTTTAGGCAATTTATCTTTTACCTCATTTATCCAATACTTTGCATTTCGATAACTTTGAAACGCATCATTCCATACATCAGGAATTACAAAAATATCAGGCTGTAGTTCATTTACAAAATCAATCAATTGTTGTTCTGTAAATGAATCACCTTCAAATAGCCCGTTATCTGCAATAATGAATCTACCTTCTGCTTTTGCTTTTAGAAAGTATTGTTTATACTCTTCTGATTTAAACCAATATGTTGGTAGACAAAATTCGTAATCATTTAATTCTTTACTTTTGTCAAGTAAACATAATGGTAATTCGTGTGAAACTTTTATCATAACTTTTATTTATATTAAATATATTAAATTAGATTTTGAGGCCCTAGTTTATCCTTCACAACTTACACATTCACTTAAACGTTGTAAATTATCACCACGTAACACACTTTCAGTACGTAAATAGTACAATGTTTTAATTCCTAATTTATGTGCTTCTTTATGTACCTGTGATATCCATTTTGGTGTATCGTTTGGATCAAAACATAAATTTAACGAAATTGCTTGATCAACATATTTTTGACGAATTGCGTTTTGACGAACAATTTCTAATTGATTGATTTCTTTAAACGTTAAGAATACTTCTTTTTCTTCATCTGATAGAATATAGTCAGGTAATCCATAAACCGATCCTTGATCTTTTAGGATTTGTTCCCAAACGCTATCAATGTTGTATCCTTTTTTCTCTAATAATTCCTCTAATATTCTATTTCGTTTAATAAAAACGCCTTTTGCGGTTTTTAAATTGTAAACATTTGCTGGAATTGGTTCAATTGAAGGTGAAACACCTCCTGAAACGTGAGCATTTGATACTGTAGGAGCGATTGCGATATGATGACTATGTCTTAAACCTGTTCCTTTACACCATTCTGGTTCGCCATAAAGTTCTGCTTGTTCTTTACTTACTTTTAAAGCTCCGTTATAGATAAAATCTGAGATAATTCTTGTATAAGCACTTGCTTGAATACCTACAAATGGTAATCCTTTTGATTGTAAAAATGTATGCCATCCTAAAACACCAATTCCAATTGCTCTACCTTTAATAGCAGAACGAACTGTGTTTTCCATAAACTTAACATTTTTAGCTCTATCAATAAATTCTTG